GGCAACCAGGGCAACGCCGTGACCATCGCGCCCTTCGACCGCAGCCGGGTCTTGGGCTACCGCTGGCCCACCACGAACCTCGCGCCGGGCGGCCCTCTGCCGCTCGTCGCATCTCGGGGGGCGAAGCCCTCCATCAACGAAGCGTAGGAGATAGAGCATGAACGGAGAACAGATCGCGGGCATCGTCCGCGCCATCGTGGCCGCCCTCGGCGGCTTCCTCGTCGCCAAGGGTGTGGCCGACGCCGAGACGGTCGCGGCCGTCGCCGGCGCCCTCGCCACCCTCGCCGCGGCGGCGTGGTCGGTGCTGTCCAAGAAGAAGCCCGAGGCGGCGTGAAGCTCTGGCTGGGGGCGGGACTGGCGCTCGCGCTGGCCGCCCTCGGCTGGGTCGGCTACCGGACGGCGTACCAGAGCGGCTACGAGGCCGCAGGGGCGGCCGTCAGGGCCGAGTGGTACTTGGAGAGGGCCAAGGCCGCAGAGGCCGCTACAGCGGCTCTCAGGGCGGAAACGGCCAAGCATCAGGAGGTGGAGCGTGGACTCACGGACAAGCTGGACGCTGCTGATCGCCGCGGGCGCGACCTTGCTCGTCGGCTGCGCGACGCCCGCGCCGCCCCCGGCGTGCCCGGAGCGTGTCTCGATGCCGCCCCGCCTGATGGCCCCGCCGGAGAGTCCCAAGACGCGGGAAGCCTTGGAACAGCTCTTGCCGACCACCTCGCCGCCTGCGAGCGCGACGCCGCCCGCTTCGTCGAGCTCCAAGCCTTGACCAAGGACTGACATGGCACTCATCCCCATCAGCCTGCCGCCGGGCGTCTACCGCTCCGGCACCGACTACCAGAGCAAGGGCCGCTGGCGCGACGCCTCGCTCGTGCGCTGGTACGAGGGCACCATGCGTCCAGTCGGTGGCTGGCGCAAGCGCGCCACCGGGCAGGTCACGGGCAAGTGCCGCGGCCTCTTGGCGTGGCGCTCGAACGCCAACGCGCGATGGATCGGCATCGGGACGCACTCGAAGCTGTACGCCATGAACGAGGCCGGGACCCTGACCGACATCACCCCGGCGGGCTTTACGGCCGGCAACGCCGACGCCGTGCTGAACTTGGGTTATGGCGGCGGCCCATATGGCCTGTTCTCCTACGGCACCCCGCGGCCGGACACGGGCACGGTGACGCCGGCCACGACCTGGACGCTCGACAACTGGGGCGAGTTCCTGCTGGCGTGCAGCAACGCCGACGGCAAGATCTACGAGTGGGACCTCAACACCTCGAACGACGCCGTGGCGCTTACGAACGCGCCGACCGGAAACAAGGCCGTGCTCGCGACGGCCGAGCGGTTCGTGTTCGCCCTCGGCGCCGGCGGCAACGCGCGCAAGGTGGCCTGGTCCGACCAGGAAGACAACACCATGTGGACCCCGGCCATCACGAACCAGGCCGGAGACTTCGAGCTCGAGACGGTGGGCTCCATCGTCACCGGCAAGCGCCTGCGCGGCGTGAACCTGATTTTCACCGACGTGGACGTCCACACGGCCCAGTATCAGGGGCCGCCGTTCGTCTACGGCTTCGAGCGCATCGCCACCGGCTGCGGCCTCATCGGCGCCCAGGCCGTGGCGGCGGTGGAGTCGGTCGCCTACTGGTGGAGCCCGAGCGGCTTCTTCATGTACGACGGCTTCGTGCGCCCGCTCAAGTGCGACGTGCTCGATTATGTGGTGAACAACCTCTCGCAGACGCAGCGCTCGAAGGTGTACGCCGTCGCCAACAACCAATACGGCGAGGTCTGGTGGCTCTACCCGAGCACCTCAAACAGCGAGTGCGACTCGTATGTGTCGTACAATTACCGCGAGGGGCACTGGTCCATCGGCACCCTGGAGCGCACCGCCGGAACCGACCGCGGCGTCTTCAGCTACCCGCTGATGGTCTCGCCGGACGGCTATGTCTACGAGCACGAGGTCGGCGTCACCTACGACGGCGTGGAGCCCTACGCCCGCAGCGGCCCGGTGGAGTTTGGGAACGGCGAGCGGCTGATGGTGGCCCGGCAGGTAATCGCCGACGAAAACGCGATGGGCGCGGTGTCGCTGCAGTTCATCACCAAGTTCGCGCCGAACGGCTCGGAGACGACCAAGAGCTACACCATCGACTCCATCTACACCCCGGTGCGATTCACCGGGCGGCAGGTTGAGATGCAGATCACGGGCGCGTCTCCGGCCACGGACTGGCGCGTCGGCACGATGCGGCTCGATGCCGTGGCGGGGGGAGAGCGATGAAAGAGGTCGAGGGCATCGAGCACATCGCGCCATTCCGCGAGCTTATTGAGCGCGCGCTGGCCGAAGGCTATGGGCAGATGAACTACACCGACGTGCTCGATGGCATCGCGCGCGGCGAGTACCAGTTCTGGGCGTCGAAGGATTCGTGCGTGGTCTCGACCATCGACGTCTTTCCGCGCATCAAGCAGCTCACCGTCATCATCGGCGCGGGCGACCTGCGCGAGATCGACGACGTGATACGCCCGGTCATCGAGGCATGGGCGCGGCGCATCGGCTGCGACACGATGCTGATCATGGGACGCCCCGGCTGGCAGCGGGCGCTTGAGGGTTACAGACGCACCGCCGTGGTGCTCGAGAAAAAGCTATGAGCAACCTGTTCAAGTCCAAGAAGACTGAGAAGTCCACCACCGAGATCGACCCGAGGATCTACGACAGCGTGCTGCGGAACCTGCAGTTCGCCGAGCAGGTCGCGGCGATCCCGTATCAGCCCTATACCGGCCTCATGGTCGCGCCGTTCACGCGCGACTACATGGCCGGCGAGGCTGCGACGCGACGCATCGCCCAGGAGGGCGGCTTCGTCCCCGAGGTGGAGGCGGCGGCGCGCAGCGCGCAGGGCCTGATGGGCTTCCAGCCTGAGCGTGTTGGCGCGGAGCGTGTTGGCACGCAATTCATGCCAGAGCGTGTTGGCGCAGAGCGCGTAAGCACGCAATTTGGCGTTGGCCCCATGAGTGCAGGTCAAATTGACGCGCGGTTTAACCCGGAGCGTGTGGCCGCGCAACAGCTTGGAGCAACCTTCGGCGCAGCCCCCATCGGCGCATCGCTCGCCGGCGGCCCGGAGCGGGTCGGGGCGGGTGCAATCGGGACCACCTTCGGCGCGGCGCCTATCGGCGCGGAGCGCGTCGGTGCGGCGCTTGGCCGTGGCCCGGTCACGGTCGGCGCGGAGCGCCTCGGGACCACGTTTGCGCCCGAGCGCATCGCCGCGCGCGACATAGGCGCGTCGCTTGCGGGCGGCTTGCCGCAAGTCGCCGCTGGTCGCGTCGGCACGACCTTCTCACCGGAGCGCATCGCCGCGGAACGTGTCGGTGCGTCGCTTGGCGGCGGGCCGCGTATGGTCAGCGCCGGTCGCGTCGGGGCGCAGTTCGCGCCCGAGCGTGTGGCCGCGGGACAACTCGGGACCACCTTCGCCGCGCGCGAGATCGGCGGGCCGGGCGCAGCGCCCACGGCCGCCGCCGCCTCAGTTCTGGGGCGCGACATCGGCGCCTACATGAACCCCTACGAGCAGCAGGTCATCGAGGCCGGGCTCGGCGACATCAGCCGTGCCGAGGAGCAGGCGCGCGGCGGGCGCGCCGCCCGTGCCACCGCCGCCCGCGCCTTCGGCGGCTCGCGCGCGGCCATCGAAGAGGGCATCGCCGCCGGCGAGGCCGCCCGAGAGCGTAACCGCTTCGTGGCCGAGCAGCGCGCGCAGGGCTTCCGCGAGGCGGCGGCGATGCGCGAGGCCGACGTCGGCCGGCAGCAGCAGGCCGGGCTCGCCAACCAGGCGGCGGCGCAGCAGGTGATGGAGCTCGCCCAGCGCGGGCAGATCACGAACCAGCAGCGCGACCTCGAACTCTCGCGGCTCGGGCTCACGGCGGGACAAGCAAACATCGACGCGCAGATGCGCGCCGCGCTCGCCAACCAGCAGGCGCAGCAGGAGGCGCAGCGCCTCGGCCTCACGGCCGAGCAGGCGAACGTACAGGCGGCGCTTGAGGCAGATCGTGCCAACCAGGCCGCGGTCGAGAACTACCAGCGCATGGGCTTGTCGGCAGAGGAGGCCAACCAGAGGGCGATGGCCGACGCGGCCGCGCGCAACCAGCAGGCGGCGCTCGACGCTCAGCGGCTTGGGCTCACGGCCGAGACGACCAACGTGCAGACTGCCATCGAGGCGCAGCGCGCCAACCAAGCCGCGGCACAGCAGTACATGCAGATGGGGCTCTCCGCCGAGGAGGCGAACCAGCGCGCGCAGATGGACGCGGCGACGCGCAACCAAGCTGCCGCGCAGGAGGCGCAGCGTCTTGGGCTCACCGCCGGGCAGTTCAACGTCGAGCAGCAAATGCGCGCCGGGCTCGCCAATCAGCAGGCGGTGCAGGACTACATGCGGATGGGACTCTCGGCAGAGGAGGCGAACCAGCGCGCCATGCTCGACGCCTCCGGGCGCAACCAGCAGGCGACGCTTGAGGCGCAGCGCCTAGGCTCAACCGCGCAGCAGTTCAATGTTGAGCAGCAGATGCGTGCGGGCCTCTCCAACCAGCAGGCGGTGCAGCAGTACATGCAGATGGGCCTGTCTGCCGAGCAGGCGAACCAGGCCGCCGCGCTGGATGCACAGCGGATGGGGCTTACCGCCGGGCAGTCGAACCAGCAAGCGGCCATGCAGGCGGCACTTGCGAACCAGCAGGCTAGTATGCAGGGTCAGCAGATGGGTATGCAGGCGCAGCAGTTCAACATACAGCAGCAGATGGAGGCGCAGCGGCAGAACCTTGAGAACCAGCTGCGTGCGCAAGGGATGTCTGCTGAACAGGCGCGCTTCAACTCGCAGCAGCAGATGCAGTCGGCGCTTGCCAACCAGCAGACCGGAATGCAGGGTCAGCAGTTGAGCTTGCAGGCGCAGGGCATGAACCAAGATGCCGCCATGCGGGCCGCGCTTGCCAACCAGGCCGCCGGGATGCAGGGCGCGCAGTTCCAGCTCGGCGCCGGGCGGCAGTTGGCCGACCTCGGCCAGACGGCGCTGCAGAACAGGTACGGCGCCGGGCAGGCGCTCATGGGCCTCGGTGCGCAGCAGCAGAACCTCTTCCAAGAGATGCTCAACCGGCAGCAGGAGGAGTGGCAGCGGCGGCAGCAGTACCCGCTGCAGCAGCTCGCCATCCGGCAGGGCGCGGTTTCGGCGTCGCCGTACAACGTGACCCAGACCGGGACCGTGACGAGCCGCCCGTCCTACTGGAACATGGCCGGGCAGGTTGCCGGCGCGGTCGCCCCGTTCTTCGGCTCCGACGAGGACATGAAGCGCGACGTGCGCGGCATCAAGAACCCGCTCGACAAGGTGCGCCGCCTCAAGGGCATCGAGTTCGAGTGGGAGAACGGCTACGGCTCCGAGGAAGGCGAGGACGAGGGCGGCGAGACAGACGCCAGCGTCTCGGCGCAGGACGTCGAGAAGGTCATGCCAGAGGCCGTCAGCCGCCGCGGCGACGGTATGCGGCAGGTCAGCGCTCCGCAGCTCATCGGGCTGCTCACCGAGGCCGTGAAGGAGCTCGACAAGAAGGTCAGCGGCAAGCGCCGCGGGAAGGTGTGAGATGATGAACTTTCTCGGGAAACTCGTCACCGGCCTTTCCAGGTCGCAGGGCTACGGAGTGAGTGACGAGGACGAGGATCAGGAGCTCGGCGGCAAGAAGAAGAACAAGCCGCAGCCGGGGCTGATGAGCTTGATGGCGCCGGCAGAGGAGGAAATGGACCTCTCGAGCACCCTCTCGGCTCAGGTGGGCCAGCCCACCGGCGCAGATCCGCTCAGCATCTACCGCAAGCTGTACAGCAACTACGGCGGCCGCAAGACTCGCGGCCTCCTCTTCGACTGAGGACCACGAACATGGCAGAGAAGCCCAAGAAGCCCGGACTCTGGAGCCGCTACGTCGGCGGCCTGCTCGGGGAAGACTACGAGAACATGACCCCCGAGCAGCGCCGCACGGCGAGTATGTCCGTGCTCGGCGTGATCGCCCGCGGCATGGGCTCGCCCGAGGCGGGCAGCGAAGCCCTGCGGCTGACGCGCGAGAGCCGCGCCGCCGAACGTGAGGCCGCCGGCCTCGCCCGCCGCCAAGCCGCCGCCGAGGCGCTGATGCCGCAGGTGGTCGGGCGCCTCTTCGGCGGCTCCGCCGGGCGGCTTGAGAGCCTCCCTGGCGGCGAGGGTGGCGAGCTGTCTTCACGGTACCGCCAAGACCCGCGCGGCGCCTTGGCGGCGCTCTACGGCTCCCAGGCGGGGCGTGACCTCGGCCAGATGGCCCCGGACCTCGCCAAGCTCGCCACTGAGGGCACCCTCGGGCGCACGGTGGGCGGGTCGGTGTACAACCCGCTCACGGGTGGGTTCACGGCGCCGCCGCAGCAGGCTGGCACGACCACCCTGACGCCCGCCGAGGTGCGCCAGCTCGGCGCGCCTGCGGGGACCATCATCCAGCGCGACTCGAGCGGCAAGTTGAGCGTGCTGCCGGTGCCGCGCGCGGCCGTCGGCGGCGCTGCGCCGCGGGAGGCGATTGGCGGTGGAATGGTGCCGCGGCCGGGTGCGCCAGGGGCGGCTCCAGCGCCGGGCACCGGGCGGCTCGGCAACCTACTCACGGCCGACGAACTGCGCGCAGCCGGACTGCCCGAGGGCACCGTGGCGCAGTTCGACCCCAAGTCGGGCAAGGTGAACGTCATCAGCTCCGTACCGGCGACCCAGCGCACCACCACCGAAAACAAGGAGCGATCCGTGCGCCGCATTGAGGCCGCGAGCGAGCTCTTGCAGAAGCAGCTCGACCGGGTGGCAACGGGCGGCCCGCTCGGCATCACCGGCGCGGTTGGGCGGATCTTCGACTCGCAGGATGCGCGCCAGTTCGAGACCTTCAAGGAACAGCTCTCGAGCGGCCTGCGCGCGGCGCTGCGCATCCCCGGCGAGGGTGCGCTGTCCGATCGCGAGCAGGCGCAATACGGCCTCACCCTGCCGTCCCTTGGGATGAGCAAGGAGCGGAACATCGAGATCATGCGCGCTCTCGAGGATCAGGTGCGGCTCGCCGCCGACCTGCCCACCTTGAGCGACGAGAAGCCCGAAGGCATCTCGGCCTCCGACTGGCTGATGATGCTTCCATCTGAGCGCGCCGCATTCAAGCGCGCAGGAGCCAAGTGATGAACGAAGAGCAGCAGAGAATCCTGGAGCGGGCGCGAGCCCGCGCGCGCGGCGAACAAGCCGCCCCCGAGATGGGAGGCCTTGAAGCCTTTGGCCGCGGGGCGCTCCAGTCCGTCAAGGACATCGGCTACGGCTTGCAGCAGGTTGGCGCAGAGGCCGGCGGCGCGGTCGGGCTCGTGGAGCCAGAGACCATCCAGCGGCTGCGACAGGAAGAGGAGCGCCGCCGCGCCGAGAACGCGCCGTTCATGGAGACTGGCGCAGGCCGCGCCGGCTACATCGCCGGCTCCATCGGTTCGCTTCTGGTGCCAGGCGCGGCGCTCGCGCGTGTGCCCGGCATGGTCGGCACAGGCGCGCGCGCCCTTACCGCTCCGACGACATTCCGAGCCGCTGCCACAGGCGGCGGACTGCTCGGCGCCACGCAGCCGCTCTCTGAGGAGGAAAGCCGCGCCACCACCGCCGCCATCGGCGCCCTGGGCGGCACCGTTGGACAGGCCGTCGGGCGCGGCATCTCGCGCATCGCGCAGCCCGTGACCAGCGCCGCCACGCCGCAGGTGGAGCGTGCCGTGCAGCGATTGGAGCAGGCCGGCGTGCCGGTGGACATCGCCGAGCGCATGGGCTCCGAGAACCTGCGCGCCGTTCGGCGCTTCTTGACCGACAACCCCATCTCGGCCAGCGTGATGAAGAAAGGCGCCGAGAAGACCCAGAGCGCCTTCAACACGGCCGCCCTGCGACTCATCGGCGAACAGGGTGAGGCGGCGCTGCCCGAGGTGTTGGCGCGCGCCGACGATCGCATCGGCGCCGTCATGGACGGCATCGCCAAGAACAACCGCATCAAGGTCGATGACCGCATGGTCTCCGAGCTCGCCGCGCTCGAGGAGGCCGCGAGCATGACGCTTGAGCCCGCGCAGCTCGCCCCGC